GGCACAGGACTGGATGGCGCGGCTGGCGCCCAAGCAGGGCCAGTCCTTGACCCGCGAGGAAGAGGACTTCGTCCTCGCCACGCTGGCGCGGAGCAAGGCCGACTTCCGCTGGTGGGCCGAGCGGTTTGCCTATGTCAAGACGAAGGAATTGACCAAGGAGCCGATGGCGCTGTGGGAGAGCCAGCGGTTCATCCTGGACAAGGTGGCCGAGCGGGAATGGCACCTGCATACGGGCGGCAGTGGCTACATGTGGTTCCAGACGCTGAAGGGCCGGCAGCTCGGGGCCTCGTCTCTCATCCAAGCCATCATCGCGCACAAGACGTTCTTCTATGGCAACGTAAACGGGCTCATCGCGGCCGACGTGCAGACCCAATCCGCCTACCTGTTCGACATGCTGGAACGCACCTTCGAGAACCTGCCGTGGTGGATGGCGCCGCGCAAGCTGGAGCATACCAAGTCGGAGGAGATCAAGTTTAGCACCGACAGCAACGTCTGGGTGGGCTGGGGCAAGAGCAAGCGCGGCGCGCGCACCGCGACCGGGACCGGCAGTGGCGAATTGGGCCGCGGGCGCTCGCTGCATGTGGCGCACCTGTCGGAAATCTCGACTTGGGAGGACCCTAGCCAGATTACCGACGCGCTCGAACCCGCCCTGTCAAAGAGCCGCAACGCCTTCTGCGCGATGGAGTCGTCCCCGAAGGGGCGAAACTGGTGGTACACGAAGTGGCAGCAGAGTGTAAACGGGCTCAGTGACTGGGTGCCGGTGTTTGTCGGCTGGTATACCGAGCCGAGCCTGCGGCTAAGTCCCCCCGAGGGGTGGACTCCGCTGGCAGATACGCTGGCGCACGCCGCGCATGTCGAGCGGGTCAGCGCCCAGTGGAACAAAACGACGATCCGCCTGACCCGCGAGCAGATGTACTGGTGGGAGCGCAAGTATCTGGCGGCCCGCGAGGACCGGACCTTGTATAAGTTCCTGGCCGAGTTCGCCGCCGACCCCGAGACGTGCTTCACGCTGGCGGATACCAGCGTGTTCAGCACCGAGGCCCTGCTGGAACAGCGCAGTCTCGCCAAGCCGTTGCAAGCGGTGGTGGAGGTGTATCAGGGATGACCCCGCCGCTCCAAGCACCCCGATCCCCGATCCTTCTCACCCTCGCACAAGCCCGCTCTTGACCTTCCTCCAAAGGCCCCCAATGCTGACTCTGTCCAAATTTCGGTGTGATCCCGATTTCCCGGCTGGCGTGACCTACACCGTTCACATTACCGACGGCACCTTCGCGACCGACATTACTCACTTTGTCGAAGACCCCTACACGGACGTCGCCCCGCTGCAAGCCGAACTGGTCCGCCTCTACCGCATCGCCCGGGCCAAAGCCGCCACAGACGCGGCCCGCCGCGCCCGTTTCGACACCGCCAAAGGGCTGCTGAAGACGTTGCCCAAGACCATCCCCGAATGACCGTTCCCTCCGCCCTCCACTTCGTCACGCGCACCCCGCCCGACGCGGCCCAGCAGACCTCCCAATGGGCCAACGGAAAGCTGCTGGTCTGGGAGCCGCCCCGCAACGGCGACCGCTACGTCTGCGGCATCGACCCGGCCCGCGGCACTGGAGGCGATAATGCGGTAATCCAAGTGCTGCGCGTGGGCGACCGCACGCGCCCCGACGAACAAGTCGCCGAATACGCCTGCCCGCACACCGATCCCTACGCGCTGGCCGAAGTGGCGGCCCATGTGGGCCGCCTCTACCGGGGCCGGGAAGATGAGGCGATGCTAGTCGTCGAAACGAACAGCGCCGGCGGCGGGACGACCACTCTCGAAGATCTCCGCGTGCGCTGGCAGTACGGCCATTTCTACCTGCGTCGCAAGTTTGACCGCGTCACCGAGCAGACCGTCACCAAGTTGGGCTTCGCCACCAACGAATCGACCCGGCAAGACCTCATCGCCCGCGGTCTCAACGGGCTGCGCGACAAACACTTTGTGCTCCATTCACCTTTTTTGATTGAGGAAATGGTCGCCTTTGAGCCATCGCACAGCATGGCTAAAGCCAAAGCCGCGCATGGCCAGAAGGATGACCGCGTCCTCGCGTGGCTGCTCGCCTTCTACGGGGCGCACGCCGACGAGTGGGCTGCGGGTGAGGACATTGCCCGTGTCAGAAATTTGACAGTGTCTCCCGGTCTGTGCCATGCTGAGACACTTCGCATGGAGCCACCTCTTCCGCCATCGCCGCAACAAACCGTCCGTCGTGACGGCGATGTTGATTCGGACCTGCTGACGGGCGTGGCTGATTGGTTGGAGTTGTAAACTAATGAAAGTGACGTTTTCGATCCCGGACGATTTGTACGAAGCTTATGAAATGCGGGCCGAAGGCCCTGGCAAAGTGAATTTGCTGCTCAAGGAGACGCTGGAGCGGTTTGTCGATGCCCCGCCGCCCTCCGACCGCCCCATCACCCTTGATGCCGACCAACGGCGGCGGCTGGAAGCCATTGCGGACACGACCCTGGAAGATGGCGATGAGGTCTGCGATCTCGTCGAACGGCTGGCGGGGCTGGAACTGGGCGAGATTGCCTACCAGTTCACTATCGATCAGCTTGTGCGCCTCGAAGAACAGGCCGAGTCGAAAGGACTGGAGCTGCACGAGTATGTAGATCTGGCGATGGAACGGTTCTGGGATTGGCGGTGTAATCTGTGAGCCGCACTCGCGTCGCCTCGACCGCGACCGTGGCCTGCGCCCCCTGCGGCTACCTCGCCAAGCGCGTGCTGGGGGCGGACGAGCCGCCCCCACCGTGCCCGACCTGCGACGCCTTGTGCGAGGTCACCGTCGCCGGCCTTCGGCGTGAGAACATTTTTCCCTACGTGACCGTCCATCTGGACGGTTCGGGCCGTCCCACGACGGTCGAATCACTGCACCACCTCCGCACCCTTGAACGCCAGCACGGCACCGTCGCCACCGCCTTTTCTCAATCGACTTCCAACTGGCATGATTCGATCAGCGACGCCCCGATACGCCGCGATCGCTGTTGTTAGACTTCTATGGACGAACTCAATCTTACCGCCGCCCCTTCGCCGGGCTACGAAAAAGACACCCTCAAGATGCTGCTGGCCTGGGAGGAAGAAGGTCAGAATCTGCTCAAACGAGAACCCGCCTATGCCACCATTGACAAAGATATCGCCTACGTCATGGGCGAGCAGCTCGGGCGGCGCAATCCGGCCCTCTCCGCCATCGTGGACAACCGGACCCAAAAAATTGTCTTGGAACTGGTCGCCGCCCTCACCGACATTCATCCCATCTTCGGCTACCAATCGTTCAACCCCGCCTACGAGCAGCAGGTCGAAATTCTCGACAAGCTGACCCGTGCGTGGTGGGTGAACACCTATGCCGACCTGCGACTGGCAGATGTGGTCCGCTACGCCGCCGCGACCGGCACCGGGTATGCCGAGGTCAACTGGGATCGCACGCTCGCCGGAGGAAAGGGCGACATTGTCCTGACCCCCGTCGATCCCCGCGATGTCTATCCGATCAATCCGCGCTACGACTTCAGCGTGCAATCCTGGGACGGCGTCACAATCAAATCGTCCGAAACCCTCTCTACTCTCAAGGCGCGCTACGGCGAACGCGCTTACGGCCTCAAGGCCGACAGCGCGCCCAACGTGTTCACGGGTCGCGCCTATGGCAACATCGCGCCAATCAAGCCAACCTCGGTCATTGACCGCATCAATCAGAAGGCCGGGCACAACATGCCCGCCGGCGTTCCGCTCAAAGAAGTCCGCAAGACCTACCTCAAAGACGATCGGCTCCATACGGGCGATGTGCCCATCACGATGGGCGAGCCGGGCACCTCGTGGGCCTATCCGGTCTACCCGCTGGGCTATCTCAAGCCGGATGGCACCAAAGCGACGGCCGACGACGCCAAGCTCTATCCCCGCGGTCGCCTCATTGTCTGGGTCCGCGAGCGCATCCTTTACGATGGCCCGAACCCGTATTGGCACGGCCTGTTCCCGCTAGTCAAGTTTACTCTTAATCCGTGGCCGTGGACGCTCTTTGGCAGCAGCTTGGTCCGCGATCTGCGCCCGATGCAGGACGGCATCAACGACACGCTTAATGGATTTTCTGACCACGTTAAGAAAATCCTTCGCCCCGGCATCCGCGCCGACAAAAACGCGGTCCCCGACAGCGTGATGCAGCGATTTGACTCACGCCTCCCCGGCTACAAGCTTAAAGAGAACCCGAACGCGGGCCGTGGCATCACCATTGATGAGCCGGGGGCCCTGCCGAACGATGTGCAGGAGTTCCTGGCCTATCTCGTGCAAGAAATGGACCAGATTTCGGGCGTCGTGAACCTTGCGGCGTTGGCGCAGTTGCGCCAGGCCCCGTCTGCGGACAGCATTGAGAAACTGAAGGAAGCCCTGAATCCGATTCTGCGGCTCAAATCAAGGGTCTTCGAGGTCGCGCTGCGCGAAATGGGTGAAATGGTTAAGGCCAATTTCTTCCAGTTCTACACGATGGCGCGCCGGATCGCGGTGCTTGGCCCCTCGGGCATCGATCTGCACGACTTTGACTTTCAACCGGGCACGTTGGTGCCCTCGATGCACCCCGACGAGGACGACTACGACCCCGCGTTTGACTTCCAGAAGCCGCTCTGGGAGCGCGCGCGCAAACACCACAGCAATTTTGCGCTTCAGATTACGCCCAACTCGCTCCTGTCCATTAGCCAAACCACGCGCCAGCTTACTTACTTCATGCTGCGCAAGGACAAGCTGATGGATCGGTGGTCGCTGTGGGAAGTGCTTGACATTCCCAACGCGGGCGAGCCGCCGGAAGGCGCCGTCACCATCACGCAGCGCATGGAAGCCGAGATGGCGCTCGAATTGGGCAATCAGATGGCAGCGCAGCAGGCAATGGCGGCGCAGCAGATGTCCATGATGGGCATGGGAAGCGGGATGCCGCCCCCGCCCGAGCCGGGCGGCCCCAACCCAGTCGGTCGGCCCAACTCGTTTAGCGCACCACCGCAATCCGAACTCAAAACCGGCGAAGACGGCATTCCGCGAACCACGGTGACCACCAGCGAATGACCTCGTATGCACAGATCGTGCCAAAACTTGACAGTGTCTTGGCATTTGTGCTATGTTCCCCGTTATGAAGTCGAAAGCCCCCGCCGCGCCTATTATCAAAACTCCGTTCAAAGACGCTGTTGGTCCCAAGCTCGTCGGTCGGAAGTCGAAATAGGACGCTAATGCTGCCTCCGCTGTCGCCGCCGGGGATGCCCGGCGGCCCCTCCCCTTACGCTGGCGCCCTTTCGATGCTCCAGCCCACCCTTGAACCGGCGGGCGTTGCTCAGACCGGCTCTGCCATCAGCAAGCTCGGCATGGAAATCGACCAAGCCTTGAAGCTGCTGCTCCAGGCGGCCCCCCAGCAGGGCGAAACCATCGCCCAGATGATTATGACGTTGCGCCAGATTGTCGCTTCGGCCTCGCAGGCTGGCGCGATGACGGGCGGCGGCTTGACCCCGGATGCGGGGATGATTCCTGACGGATCATCCCGGATTTCCGGGCTGTAACCTCGATTTTCGGGCTTTTTACCCATTAAAAAGCCCGTGTTTGACCTTCGGGGCTTGAAAGGCTCCGGATCGGGCCGTCCACTTTGGCGGTCTGTTTAGAGGCACTTTCGCGCGGCGTGCGCTGCGTCGGTGCTGGACTACACACCCCCAATGGCTAAGAAACTAAGTAAGGACGAAGCGTTCGCGGCGTTTGCCGCCGAATTGGTGCAGGAATTCCCGGAGGAGATTCGCGACAAGGTCGCGGAATCGATTACGGGAAGCGCAAAGGCCCGCGAGGGCTTCCTCCGGCAGAGCGAGTTTAGCCGCTACATGGATGAAGCCAAGGCCGAGCGTGAAGCGGCACTTGCGCAAGCTCAGGCAGAAATCGCCGCAGCTCGCGATATTGCCGACAAGTGGAACAAGTGGGGCGAAGCGTCTTACTCGGAACTGTCCACCGCCACCGAACGGCTCCGTCAGTACGAACAAACGTACGGCTCGATTGATACAACCGCGCCCGCCAAAGCGGTGCCTGGCTTTAGCAAAGAGGAAGTCGCCTCGCTGCTTGAAACCAAGCTCGCCGAACGGTCGCAGCAGATGGTCGCCTTTGCCGATGTCCTCACGGACCTCAAATTGTCGCATCGCGACAGTTTCAAAGAGCCACTGCCGACGCAAGACCTGCTCAGGTTTGCCGCCGACAAGGGCGTTGCCGATCTTAAGCAGGCGTATGAAATGTTTACCGCTCCTCGCGTTGCCGAACGTCGCGACGAGGAGTTCGCCGAACAGCTCAAACGGGCGCGCGAAGACGGCGCTCGCGAAGCGATGAGCACCGCCAAGCTCCCTGTGGGCTTCCCGCGGATGGGCAACTCGCTGATCGACACCATCAATGCCCGCGCAGCCGAGTCAAGCGGCAAGCGGGATGTGACTGCCGACGCAGTCGCAGATCTTACGGCTCGGCTTGGCAGCAAATTCACTGGGGTGGCGTAACGCCGCTCTTTTTCTCGGAGTTTTCACATGGCACAGCCCGCTTTTGAAGTCGAGGGCTTTCTCCCCGAACTGAACGCAACCACGCAGCGCACGATTGTCCCGGAAGTCTCGGACAACGTGATGATGTCCGACCCGCTTCTGGCGATGCTGCGCGCCAATCGCCTCGAATCTTACCCCGGTGGGCAGTCGATCCAACAGGACTTCCTGTATGCGGCCGAAGGCGGCGGCGCCTTCTCGCCCGGCGACACATTCCCGATTACCCGCAAGCAGACCATCACGGGTGGCAACTGGCAGCCGAAGCAGTACTTTGTGCCGGTTACCGAATGGCTGGAGCAGATCAACATCTACAACCGGGGTCCGCAGGCGGCAATCAGCATCATCCAGTCGAAGATGCAGAGCGCGGCCCTGACCATGTCGGCGCGGTTGGCCATCGACACGTATCAGGCCGGCCAGGGTGCGCGCATCCTCCACCTGAACGGTCTCGCCGAAATCTGCAACGACGGCACGAATGCGACGTTCGACGGTGGCACCTACACGACCTACGGCACGGTCCCGCGCAACGGCACAATCGGCTCGGCCCTAAACTCGCCGATGACTGGCCCGACGGCCAACGTCAACGGCCCGCTTTCCTACAAGGCAATGGACGAGGCGTACTGGTCCGTGGTGGTCGGCACCGAGCATCCGAATGTGATGATCACGACCAACCTCGGCCTGAGCTACATCAACCAGAAGTTCCAGCCGGAACAGCGGTTCATGTCGCAGGACGCGCGCATCGGCTTTGTCGGCCTTCAGTTTAATCAGGGCCGAATCTACCCGAGCCAGTATGCGCCGGGCACCAAGACGGTTCCGGACGGCACCAATTTGGGCTACAACGTGACGGCGGGCGGCGAAACGCTGTTCTTTCTCAACGACAGCACGTTCAAGTTGTATGTGAGCGACGATCCGCTGTTCGGGTTTGGCTTCACGGGCTTCAAGGTCGCGCAGGACAACCTGACGGTGGCCGGTCAGTACCTCTTTGCGGGCAACATCACCAACATCCAGCCGCGCTTTAGCCGCGTGCTGTTCAACATCACGGCCTAAGAGGAGCATCGACACATGGCAACTGGACGTTTTTTTCCCCTTCAGACGATCGATCTCTCGCCCACGGGTGATCCGAGCGACTTTAATGTCGCTACCCTCCCGATCGGCGCGCAGCTCGGTCAGATTTACGAGCAGGATGGCAAGTGCTATCGGCTGGTCAAGTTCAGCAACGGCACCGGCAGCGTCGCCTGTGTGGTTGGCGGTGCGGCCCTCTGGGAAGACAAAGACAACTTCCTCGTCACGTCGGATGCGACGGACGCGGAAGCGGGTGTCAACTCGGTCGCGGGCGGCTTTGTGGATGTCCTCACGGACGGCTACTACGGCCTGATCCAGATCGGCGGCGACCAAACGGGCGTCAAGGTGGACGCGGGCACGGCCATCGCAGACCAGCTCAGTGGCTCGGCCACCGACCTGACGCTGGTGCACACCGATGACGGCACGGCCTCAATCAACTTGGTCGTGGCCATCGCCCTGACTGCGGTGTCTGGTGGCACCTCCACGGTGCGGTGGGTGCTCGGGAGCCTGATCTAATGGCTGTCGCGGCCTCCTTTAGCGGTGACTGGCAGACATCCCTCGGCAATCGCCGGGGGGTGTCGGCCACCCTCACTTTCAGCGACACCTACACGACCGGAGGCGAAAGTCTCACTCCGGCGGCCCTTGGCCTCGGCGCCATCGATCTCGGCTCCGTGGTCATCAATCAGGCCGAGGATGGGTACGTCTTCAAGTACGACTACACCAACAAGAAGGTCCTAATTTATCACTCGGCGGGCTTCACCCCGGCCGGCACCATCAGCAAGCCGACGTTTACGGTCACCAAGGGCGCGATCCTTGCGTCCTCGGAGCTGGGACTGTCTGCCGACGCCGCCACCGGCACGGTGAACAACAACACCATCGCGTCCACGCTGACCCTGACCACCAACTCACCTGTCTCGGCCCCAACTCTTACAGGTGCAGCAGTCGCGGCAACGGCGTTGGTGGAACTGGCTAATGGAGCCTCGCTGACCAACATCGTCACGCAAGTGTTCGCGTCGGGGGTTTAACCCCCGATGGCGGACTTGCGATCGATGTCAAGGGAACTTCGGCAATATGTGCCGAACGCCCCGATGTTGCTGTGCCAACAGCTTATCAACGACGCCTACGAGAAGATTCTGGCGACGCGGAACTGGAGCGGTTTACGCGCTGCGGCCCAGTTCCGCATCCCAGATCCCTACACGACAGGCACCATCGCCGCAACCCTCGGGTCCGCCACCTTCACCGGGACTGGCACGGCCTGGACCTCCGACATGATTGGTCGGCAGCTCAAGGTAAACAACCAGTCTCCGGTGTTGACCATTACGGCGGTCAACACCGGAGCTCAAACACTCACGACCAGTGAGGTCTGGGGGCTGGCCAGTGCGCCCACCGCCCAGTACACCATTGTCCTGCTCTACGTCACGCCGCCCGAAGATTTCAGCGAGTTCATCGCGGTCACCGACCCCCTGCGGCAGTGGCAACTGTTCTGGTGGGCCAGTCAGACGCAGATCAACAACTACGATCCAGCACGCACGGCCACGGGCGATCCGTGGCTGCTGGCCGACCTAACGCCTGACGCCGCCGGCCTGCCGCGTTACGAACTCTGGCCCGCGCCGTCTACCGGTCGGGTCTATCCGTATTTCTACTACCGCAAAGGCGTCCCGTTGGTCAACCCGACCGATGAGCCCGTCAAGCCCCTGCGGGGCTCGGAGATTGTGCACCAGGCGTTAGCCGACCTCTGCCGCTGGCCCGGCACAGCCAGCACGCCGAACCCGCTGTTCAATCAGATGCCCCTCATGGCGGCGTTCTTGAAAGAAGCCAACGACATGCTCATGGATGTCGAGCGCAAAGACGAAGAACTCTACATGACGTGGTATTTCACGGCGCTTACCGCCACCCCGTTCGCCCCCCTCATGGATTCGTGGACCCAATCCCACGCCATGTATCAGTACTGAGGTTCCCTATGCTCAAATCTCCTTTTGCCGATGCCATTGAAACCCGTGTTCGCACCAAGTCTGGTGCCGGATCGTGGAGCGGACCCGACACGGCAGGGCTGCCTGCGGCTCCCTCCGACATGGGCACGCCGGGCGACCAGCCCATTGTGCAGCACAGTCGCGAGGCCACGCCCATTGAGGGGCTGCCTTCGCTCAAGCCCGAAGGCCGCATCTTCAAGCTTTCCAAAGGCTAATTTATGTATCTCTACCCCGTTCGCACGTCGTCAAGCGTAGAGTTTACCGATGCGTTAATTACCAACGCAGCGGAAAATGAAAATATTGTACTGCCCAGTGCGTTGTCGGGCGTAGGCGGCAATGCCACCAACATTGTCCGCGCCATCCAGATTGTTGCAACCGAGAATCTGGCTTACGAGCTGGATTTCTATGGTACCGACGCCTTCAACAGCGCCACCCCAAACCTCAACCGTTTCCTCGGTCTCTGGGCATTTGCAGCCAGTGATGGCACGCGGGTAGCAGGCACTGGTTTGTACCGGTATTACATTGACGGCCTTGACATTCCGCTTTGGGACTACGACAAGACGGGTGAGATGCACGTCGCACTAGTAAATCGGAGCGCGGCGGCAAAAACGGCTGGCGCTGGCGGGGCCCTGACGGTGACTGTGTGGTGCCAAGTGATGGGCGGAGGAACAGCGTAATGGCGACTCCGGATACGCTTCGGCTCGAATGGCTTTGCGTCAGCAAAGACGCACAGATTGGACAGCTCACGATTGATCTAGCAGGCGCGCGCGGCGCGCTTCTCATTGAAGCGTTTCGGCGCGAGCTGGGCGCGTCACCCGAGGCGGTGTGGGATGCGCGAACAATGACGTTTGTTGAGCCAAAAGCACTTGCATCGCTTCCTGATGGTGGCGCCTGATGATAAATGGAACAGGTCCTTACGCAGCCGCGATTGAACGTGCCATTGCCGCGCTTTTGTCTGGAGGTACCAGCGGTGGCACGGTGTTTGCCGGTAGTGTCACGGCTACTCGTTTTCTTGGCGGAAATGGCACGGCCGCAAGTCCATCGTTTAGTTTTTCCGGCGACGACGATATGGGATGGTATCGTGTGTCGGAAGGTGTATTGGCGTATGTAAGTGGCTCATCTGTTGAACAGTTACGGATTACCAATACTGGGCATGTGCAGCCTGGGAGCAACGACGGCGGGCAACTGGGCGTAAGCGGCACGGCGTGGAGTGACCTTTTCCTCGCGTCTGGCGGGGTCATCAATTTCAATGCGGGCGATGTCACCATCACGCACAGCAGCAACACGCTGGCGTTTGCGGGGGCGTCCACGGCTTACACGTTCGCGGATGGCCCTGTCAGACCCGCGACAAACGACGGCGCGGCACTGGGCGTGAGCGGCACGGCGTGGAGTGACCTCTTCCTTGCCAATGGCGGGGTCATCAACTTTAATGCGGGCGATGTGACCATCACCCACAGCGCCGCCAATACCCTGACCTTCGCCGGGGCGTCAAGTGGGTATGTGTTTAATGATGGCACCCTTGCATGGGGCGGCGGGTCGGCGATTAGCAGCAGCAGCAATGTGGCGCTGACGAACTCTGTGCAGACGTGGGCGAACACCAGCGGTAACGGATGGATTCAGTCGGCAGCGTCATGGATTTTGATGATCGACTCGGACAGTACATCCTCGGGGGAAGGGTTCTATTTCCGCAAAGACGCGAGCGGGTCTGGGGGTACTGACCTGTTCTCGATTTTGGAAAACGGCAACGTCTCAATTAACGCGACCGCGAAGCTCGCCCTCGACGGCGGCGGCGATACCTACATCGCCGAATCAAATGCCAATGAAGTCTCGATCTTTGTCGGTGGGACTCGGCAGTTGCGTCTGGATACAGGCTCACTGCTCGTGCCGAACGTCTACAACGATACGGTAGGGGATGCGGTGAATGTGACCGTCGCCTCCGATGGTCGAATACGCCGTTCTACTTCCTCCCTTCGCTACAAGCACGACATCGCCTCGCTCGACACCGCCGATGCGCTGACCGCTGTCATGGCGATGCGTCCGATCACCTATCGCGGCAAGACCGACGAGGACCAGCGGCGGTATGTGGGTTTTGTGGCCGAAGAGATGGCGACGATTGCGCCACTACTGGCGACCTACGATGAGGGCGGCGAAAGCGGCACACCCAACTACGTGACCTATGACCGCGTCACCGCGTATCTTGTGGCCGTGGTGCAGCAGCAGCAAGCAGAAATTAACGCGCTCAAGGCGCAACTGACAAGGAAACAGTGATGCGAGGAGAACTACTCAGAGGGGAAGTGCAGTTCGCGCTCAACGGGCAGGTGTCCATGACCGCCATCGTCGAACTGGTGGACGAGGGATTCGGGCGTCTGTCACTGCGGCAGGTGCCGGTCGATGACCCGGCCGTGATTGCTCAGGTGACGGCGTTTGTGGAGCAGATGCTGCCGACGGTGTCGGCGTCGGTGGGCGTGCCAGTGACGTTGCCCGTTGTGACACCGGTGGTGGAGGACTAGCATCATGGTCGCAGTCATAACAGCGCGTGGCGCGGTCGGTGTGGGCGTCGAACGCGCGAACAATGAAACGGCAGGCGCGGCCATGAGTGTGGCCACCACCACCACTTTGACCATCACCGGCGTGACCACCTCCGGTAATGTTATCACCTACGGCGTCTTGGGCGCGTAAGGACACGTCATGGCCACTTCCGACACTTTGTTAGACGTATTTTCGATTGTAAACGCCGAGCG